ACTAGAAGGGTAAGGGTTACCCACATTATTAAAACAAGAGTAAATTATGAAAAAAATAGAACCAATAGATATATGGCAGAATGGAACAACCAAAACTGCCACACAGTTACAAGTACAAGGTACTAGTGTAACTTTAGGACAAGCAGCCTCTTTTTATTGGCAGTTGCTAACTGAAGAGGGACATCAAGTATCAAATGGTAACCTCGGAATTAGTGGTGAGCAATATACTGCTTGGGGTGCTGATGATGATTACGTTTACGATATAGTAGCAGAAGATTTGAATTTAACATTAGTTTCTGAAGATTAATTATCTTTGAAGAAAAAAACTATGAAAATTACAGATCAAGAATTAGAAACGTTAACTAAGCAAGAAAATCAAAAAAATTCTATCGCTCACGATTTGGGTGTTTTAGAATCAAGGAAGCACAAGTTGCTACATTTATTAGATGATGTTTTAGATCATCAAGAAATTACTTTTGAATCAATAGAAGAAAATTATGGCAAAATTAACATCGACCTCAAAACAGGAGAGTACGAAGAAATCAAAGAAGATAACAAAGATTAGTGAAAATCTAAGTTATAAAGAGGCTACTCATTCTGATACTGCTAAAAAGTTAGGAATTAAGAATGATCCAACCGAAGATCATTTGGTTAATATGATGCTTATTGCTGATAAGGTTTTCCAACCTTTAAGGGATTGGTGTGATCATCCAATTAGGATTAACTCAATGTATAGAAGTTACGATCTAAATAAAGCTATTGGTGGTGCGCAGTCTAGTCAGCACTCAAAAGGACAAGCGTTAGATCTTGATTCTTTAGGAGAAAAGACAAACTCTGATTTATTTAATTACATCTCTGAACACCTTTCTTACGATCAATTAATTTGGGAAGCGGGTGACGATAAGAATCCCGATTGGATTCACGTCTCTTATATTAATGAGGAAAAAAATAGAAAGCAAAGATTAAAAATGGTAAGGAGAGGAACATCAAAGCGATATTACACGTTTTAAGAGACTTTCTTTTAAAAACGATATCTTATACTATATTTAAAAAATAATTCCTTAAAGACCCCTTAAAATGCCTATACCAAAGCCTAAACCCAAAGAGAAGCAGAAAGATTTTATGTTGCGATGTATTCCCGAAATGATGAAGGAAGCAAAGAAGGAACAAGCAATTGCAATTTGTTACAAAAGTTTTAAAGATAAAAAATGACTAAGTTGAATGTAGATGTGGATGGAGATCAAAAACCTGATTTCCAAGTTGATTTTAAAACATTATTGTTAGCGGGTGGAATGATTTTTTCAATTGCATCTTCTTATTTTATGTTGCAAGGTGAAATAGAAATCGCTAAGACTTTGCCTAAACAAATAATAAGACAAGATGATACAAGGGTAGTTAACCAAAAATTAGAATACCTCATTAAAGAAATGGAAAAGAATGAGGAAAGAATTAAAGATTTAGAAAACCGAGTATATAAAAAATAGAAATTATGTTAAAAGTATTTTTAAAAGTCGTAGAAACAGTAGTCCCAATAGGGGGTGAATTAGTTGAGAACATTAAGTCAAAAGAAGGCGGAGTAGGTCGATTCTTTGCTCCAAGGTTCATTAAGCAAATGGTTAGATTGTTAGTAGCAGCAGCAGCCGTTTATGCCTTTGTCACAGGTAAAATTAGTTTGGAAGAGGTTCAAGAAACCATTAAATAATTTTTTTGTTACCTTTGCCTTGTCGTAAAGACCAAACTTGCAAAACCTATAAAAGATGGAAGTTGCTTGGATCAGATAAATGTTCTTTGAAAAAAGAAAATATTTTCACTATATATTAGCTAATTAATAACCCCCCTCAAGGGGGGTATATATTATATAGCTAATTAAGCTAAATGGTAAAAAGAAGTAAAATAGTAAAGAAATTAGATAATATATTTTCTATATATATTAGAAGAAGATACGCTAAAGATGATATAGCTGAGTGCTTGACTTGTGGTAAACTAGATCATTGGAAGAATCTTCAATGCGGTCACTTTCAAAGTCGAAGAAAATACTCAACAAGGTGGGATAAACTTAATTGCCAAGTTCAATGTGCTAAGTGTAATATATTTAGTCAAGGAGAACAATACATCTTTGGGAAAAGACTTGATGAAATTTACGGAGAGGGTACTGCAAATGAGTTAGCTTTAAAAGGTAATTTCTTAGTCAAGTTGTCCACAAATGAACTTGAGGATCTTATTACTACTTATAAAGATTTGGTAAATGAATTATAATTAGTATCTTTGTTTCGTAAATAAACTGTGGTGGTATATTTCTTTGAGTAGTTAGAGCTACTACTCAATATCTGTTCGGAAGGGGAAAATTAATTTTTTCTCCTTTTTTTTTGTGTTTTTTTGTCTAAACACTTTTTTATTAAATAAAAACTTTATATCTTCACTCTATTATTAATTTAACCTAAACAAAAACAAGATGAAAATTTCAGATTTAATAAACAAGTTAGAAACTTATAAAAAAGAAAGAGGTGATAAAAAAATAGAATTTACCGTCTCTGATTATTTTAGCGTAGAAGAGTTTCATTGTAATCCTAGTTGGAATTCAAAAACTGAATTTCACACAGGCACTAGTTGCTACGATGGTAAAACTCTTAGAATACATTTAGGGTTAGGTCATCAATACGATCATTCTCTTGGTTTACTAAAGCAACCAAAAATTAGCTTTCGTAAAACTGCGGAAAGCAAAGTGTATAGCGTATAAATAAATAGGGGGTTAACCACCCCCTTTACTTAACAGAACAGAAATGAAAGTACGACAAAAATTAAGAATCCCAATGATAGGGATGAAGAAAGGATTTAAACCCATCACTTTTAAGGAGGGTGTTTATAAAGGCGGTTGTTATGTAATTACAAGCGGAGGAACAGGAATCTTATATAAGGTTATTGGTCAAAGAAAGGTTTATAAAGGGTTTTATAAAGAATGGTATTTAATCAAATAAAAATGGAAAATTCACTAGATTTTATTTTCGGAGATGTAAAAAAAGATCTTGAAGACATTTATACTAATGTACAAGATCAAGTTGAAGAGACTTTACTTGCTAATTATCCTAACCTAACTAGGAGAGATATAGAGGAAATGCCCGAAGAAGAAAAGAGATCATTAATGGGTTGGGATTAGAGTTGTTTTAATTCTGAAGTTTTTTGTTTACATTTGTAAAAAAAACGATGGAACAGTCTATCCTATCAATAGAAGAAATCAAGTTTCAGCATAAGTTGGAACTGCAAGAATTTCAATTAGTAATACACAAGTTGGAAAATAAGATTGCGATGCTACAAGCGTTATTGCAATCTAGGGAAAATCCCGAAACGGTTAAATTTTAAAAATCAAAAATTGGAAATATCACTTAACCACAAATTAGCACAAATCCAAACTAAGTTTAAATCGAAGAAGAGTAGATTTAACTCATTTGGTAAGTATTACTTTCGCTCAGCGGAGGATATACTTGAAGCAGTAAAACCATTTCTACTAGAATACGATGTAAGTGTTAAGATAAAAGAAAAGTATCTTAATAACTACATTATTAAAGCTACCGCTATTATATCTGATGGAGTTCAAAGGATAAAAGCAACTGCAATAGTAGGAGTAGACACGGATCAAAAAGGTATGCAAATGCCTCAAAGGTTCGGCAGTGCATCATCTTACGGAAAGAAATATGCTTTAGGCAATCTCTTTTTAATTGATGATACACAAGATGCTGATGCAACAAATGATCACGAAGGTAAGAAGGTACAACTTCTAAAAAACACACCTAGATATGATAAGGTTGTAAAAGCAATTAAAAATGGATATTCTCTTAATGATGTCAAGGAGAAATTCATCTTAACAGATGACATCGAACAAACTTTAAAAGAGCAATTAGTATGAGCAGTTTAGGAAGCATAAACTTAAGAGTAGATAAACTACCCCAAGAAAATTTCTATAAAGGAAAGGATGGAGCGGTTTATTGTTTAATCAATATTTCAATAAATGATGAGTCAAAATTTGGCAATAACGTTGCTGCAATAATCCCGCAATCAGAAGAAGAGAGATCCGCAAAGAAAGCCAAGGAGTATATTGGTAACGGAAAGATCTATTGGACAGATGGCAGTATTAAAACGGCAGTTAAAGAGGAGTCTATGCCCTCAGAAGCAAACGATTTGCCATTTTAAATAATTGATTATCTTACAGGGGGATTAAGTTCCCCCTTTTTTTTTAACCACAGTTATATGAAGAAACTTTCAATAGAACAGAGAAAGGCATTGCTCAAGAAATGTCAAATAAACCCGCTAGACATTGTTAAGTATCCACCAATTGCAATCTCTTTAGGTAATACGGTATTAAAGACTAAGAGAGGTAATGAGGTTGTTAAGATTCCAATAGGTACTTATGGCAATTTTAGTTTTGTTCAAGCACCTCCAAAGTCTAAAAAGACATTCTTTATTAGTTTGCTTTCGGCAGCCTACTTAGGGGAAAATCATTTCAGCGGAGAGATAAGAGGAAATAGGCAAGATCGAAGTTTAATTCATTTTGATACAGAACAAAGTGACTTTCATTCCTCTAGGGTTTTCCGAAGAGCGGTAGATATGTCATCAGTTACCGAAAAATATTATACATTTGCTTTAAGGGAGTTAAGTTATTTTGAGAAGATACAAGTTATTGAGCAATCGTTAGATCAGATTAAAGATGTTGGTTTAGTGATTATTGATGGAATAGCTGATCTTGTTTCTGATGTTAATGATTTGGAGCAAAGCAATCAATGCGTGCAGTACCTAATGAAATGGACTGCTAAGTATAAGTGTCACATTGTAACGGTTATTCATTCTAACTTCGGATCTTCTAAACCTACGGGGCATCTCGGATCTTTCTTAGAAAAGAAATGCGAAACTCAAATTGAACTAGAATTAAACACAGTTCACAAAGAACGGGTTAATGTATCTTGTAAGAGGAGCAGAGGGTTTCCTTTCGAAAAGTTTTCGTTCAAGATCAACAAGATAGGACTTCCCGAAGTAATTGGAGAAGAATATGACCTACTTAAAAATTTTAAATCAGATAGCGGATGATCACAAGACTTGGGTTAAGATCGTTAAATCTTTTGGTTGCAATAAAGAAACCGCTGAAGATATAGTACAAGAAATGTATATCAAGATTCAAAGAAAACTAAGTGAAGGATTAGACATCAAATATGGTGATAATGATTTTAATTACTCCTATGTTTTTAGAGTTCTTCGAAATCTCTTTTTGGATCTAAAACGCAAAGAGAATAAGGTTTATATTGTCAATATAGAAACCGTTAAAGAGGAAGTAAATATCGATGATGATACTGATTACTATAAAGCCTTAGAAAAGGTTAACGTAGAGATAGAACAACTATTTTGGTACGATAAGAAGGTTTACGAAATCATTGATGATGGGAGTAGTATTGCCGACTTAGCAAGAAAGACTAAGATACCTTATTACTCTCTTTACAATACCTTTAAAAGAGTTAAAGAAAAACTAAAAAAAATACTATGAAACTAGGAGATTTAATTTTTTACATCACTAAGTATACAGGCATTAAGGCGGTTGTTGATTTCTTGAGTAGAAAGACAGGAGTAGATTGCGGTTGTGATGAAAGGAGAAAAAAACTAAACAATATAAGCGGTATAAGGAGATGGTAAAAAAAGATTTAAAAGAATGGAAGAAGTTTAGAGAAGGCAACGGGAACACTATTACTCACGAAGAGTATCTACTTGTTTGCGACCTTCACGCTAAATGCTTTAATCACAAATTAGAACTTCCTTGTAAGTGTTCTCCTAAAAGGATTAACATTATGATTGAGGATCTTAACAGGCTATATGTTAAGTCAACTTAACGAGTTAAAACAACTAGAGATAAATAAGATCTTGTGTCTTAATCTAAAAGGGTGGAGTTTAAAACCTTCACCTAATCACAATGATATCTACGATGCTTTTGGTAGTACTCCGAAGGGATATAGATGTTGGATGGAGATGAAATTTAGAAAAGACTATTGGACAACTAAGCTATTAGAGAAAAAGAAATACGATGCTTTAATGGATTTAGTCGGAAAAAAGTTCTATTACGTTAGTGATCTTAAAGGTCAGTATTTATATAGACTAGACAACCTAAAAATGCCTCCTATCGTTCAAAGGTATTGTCCATCGACTACTATGTGGAATAAAAATAAAATTCTTAAGGATGTCTATTTGCTACAAGAATCACACGCAATCAAAATAATTTTGCATAAATAGCTTTTTATAAAGTTTTTTGTTTATATTTACAATATCAAACAAACTTAAATAAAGCAGATATGGAAAAGTTAAGTATAGGATCTAGAGTTAAAATCTCTAATAGTTACGGAGGAAAAAAAGGAACAGTTGAAGAGATTGTCGGTTCTTTCGTTATTGTAAGAATAGGAAGATATACAGAGTCTTTCCACGAATCAGATTTAACAGAAATTTAAAAAAAGCAGATATGAAAAGTTACACCATTACAGAAGATGTATTAAATACCATTATTCGTTACTCCTTTAATTCGGGAGTTTCCGCTGAATTTTCATCTAACAATAATTTGAGTATTCAAAACGTAGATGAGGTTAAGGAGTTTTGTGTAGGCTTAGTTGCAAAGCACGACAAGGAAGTCAGAGAGTTTTCTGAGAGTTTAGACAAGTATAATTTATTTGTATGAGCGGATCTAAATTACTTAGAGAAAGAAAAAAAATCGATAGCGGGTTATATGTTATCGAGTGTCCTAAATGCGGGAATCACGCATCTTCTTCGGAGGATCTAGAGTCATTGCCCGATTTTGTAGTTTGTCAAGAATGTTATCCAACTAAATTATTGAACGATGTCATACGAATGGATTATCGAAAAAGATATTCAAGAATGGGAAGTAAAAGCAGCCTATAAGAAATATATAAAAGCTAGGAAGTCATCAGAATTTAATTGGTTTGACTATTGGCTTGATTATTTACAACTTAAAAACAGATATAATGAAAAACAAAAAATTTGAACCAAAGATAAAAGAAGGAAAAGTTAACCCCGCAAAAGAGGCTACTTTAAAAAATGACTATCAAGATGTAGTTGATTTCTACATTAACACGACACCTTATCAGCATATGTTTTTTATAGAACTTATTAAGGAGAGATTAACCTTTTTTAATGCTGAGACAAAAGAAGGCTTTGATATTGATGAAGAATACGTAATGAATTTTAATGGACCTTTTTTACAAATTCCTATAAAGTGATTTTATTAGTAGATGCAGATAGTTTAATTTTTGCAAGTTGCTATTCTGCGAAGGGAGAGGAGGGAATGTTTTTTGAGAAGATTGAAGATGTTACTTATAAGTTTGATGAGGTTTTTCAAAGTATTATTAACGACTTAACCGATCAATTTAATGTAACTCAAGTCCTAGTCTTTAATGATGGAAGGGCAAACTTTAGGAAACTTATAACTAAAAAATATAAGGCAAATAGAGTTACTCAAAAAAAGCCTCCTCTCTTACAGGAAATTCACAATTACGTTAGAGACACTTACGATTCGCATTGTGCAGTAGGAATGGAGACAGATGATTTAGTTGCTATCTATTGGAATAAGCTGAGTGAAGTTTGGGGAAGAGATCAAGTAATGATAGTTAGTATAGATAAAGACTATCTTCAATTTCCCGCATTAGTTTATAGGTACCACACGAAGGAGTTATGTAACTTAACTAAAGAAGAGGCAATGTATAATTTTTACGAACAGATGATTGTCGGAGACCAATCAGACAATGTCAATTACTTTTTTGGTAAGGGAAAAAAATTTGCTGAAAAATATTTTAAAGATTGCGTTACTGATTATCAGTATAGGAAAAAACTTTTTTTACTTTTTAAAGAAAGGTATAGAGGGAAGGCAAAAGAAAAGTATAGTGAATGTTATAACTTATTAAAACTAAGAATCGAATGAACTTAAATGCAGAGTTGAATGCTAAGTTAAAAATTAGGGAAGAAAGAAGAAAAGAGATTCAAGATCCGAGTATAGATCAATTAAGAATAGTTGGTCTTACTAGAGGATTAAGAAGATTAGATAAGGAGATTGAAAACTTAAAACAGAGAATTTATGATAGTGAAATGTAAAAAGATTTTAAAAGTGTTGGTGATTCTCGCACTAAGCGGATTGATATTAATTATTGGAAATTTTATAGATCTACACAAACCGAATGAGAGATAATATATTAGAAAGAGTTTTAACTAGGTTTAAAGAACGATCAGAGACAGGAATTAAAAAATACGGTGTGACATTAGACAGGAATGATTTGAGTAGCTTAGAATGGCTTATTCATCTTCAAGAAGAACTAATGGATGCAACGTTGTATATTGAAAAATTAAAAAAAGAGTTATGACAGATAGAGAAAAGAATGCAAGTGACCAAGCGCAGAAATTAATCAGCAGATATATTAGTGAATGTGGTGTTGATGAGGATTCTGCAAAGAAAGGAGTTTTGATTTTAATAGATGAGATATTTAAATGGGGTTTACCTTATAGATATCAGATAGAATTTTGGACAGAAGTTAAGAGGTATTTAAAGTGATAGAAAAACATTCTATTATTTATACTGAAATATTAATATCTAAGTTTATGAATGAGGCATCTATCGATAGAGAGTCAGCAAAGAAATGCGTTGTTATCTTTTCGGAGAAGATGATTGATTACGTTTACGGATATAAACATCAGAATAGGTTTTGGAATCAAGTATTAAATGAAGCTAAAAAAATATAAAATGACAGCACAGGAAGTAAGCAATAAGATAATAAAAAAAACAGGAGTTGATGTATTTGAGAATACAAGGAGAAAAGAGGTGATTCATTATAGGTCATTATTGATTTACATCCTTAGAGAGAGGATGAATTTAAGATGGACTAATATTTGTTTATTTTTTAAGGCAAATAGTAGAACAATAACTCACGCAACGATTATTCATTCTCATCATTACTATAAGGTTTATAAGGAGGAAAATGGAAAGTTAGAAGAGTTAGAAAAACAATTTAACTTTGAACCAATAGATCTTGATACTCTTGATAAAATACATATGTTAGAAACGAAGGTTAAAAATTTAAAAAAGAAAATTGAGAAATATGAAAAAGTTAATTAATTCAATTATAGATAGGTTTAAAGAATATTTTACAGAGGAAGATCCTAATGCGATTTATATTAAAATTCCTAAAACGTTTAAAAGTAAGAAAGATCAGAACTTTATGATAAGACAAACTAAGACTTTTATTATAGAACAAACAGAGATAAAATGAAAAAGCAAGTTAGTATAGGTGAGGTCTTAAGTAATCCTAAGAACCCTAGAGTAATAAAGGATAGTAAATTCATTAAGCTAGTTAATAGTATTAAGGAGTTTCCCGAAATGCTAGAAAAGAGATCTATTGTTGTAGATGAGTCGATGATGGTTCTAGGAGGCAATATGAGATTAAAGGCTTGTAAAGAAGCGGGATTAAAAAAAGTTTGGGTTGATGTCGCTGAAGGTTGGACTGATAAACAAAAAAAAGAGTTTATAATCAAAGACAATGTAGGATTCGGAGAATGGGATTGGGATCTTTTAGCTAATGAATGGGAGACTAATGAACTAAGTGATTGGGGAGTTGATAGTTTTGAGTTTAGTGATAAGGATTATAATGATCAAGAGGTAGACCTAGATGACTTTAAGGATGAGCAAGTTTTAAAATTAAATTTCAATCAAGAGGAGTATCTTTTTGTAAAAGAATCGTTAAGTAAGTTAGATGCTAATCTAGAGTTAGCACTTTTAAAGTTATTGAATTATGGAAAAGTTTAGTTTTGATAGTATTGAAAACTTTGATAATCACATTAATAACTCTATTAAGGGTTATGATTTACTAGATTATTTAATTTTAAATATGTGTTCTTTTTTTATTAAAGAGAATACAATAGTAATTGATCTTGGTTGCACTTCGGGAAGGTTATTAGATAAGATAAATAAAGCCTATAATGTGGGTTGTATTGGATATGATGTAGTTGATTCTAATTTTATAAAAACGAATTGCAATCTAATTAAAGAGGATATAACTAAAGATGAATTCGAGATAATGAAAACAAACTTAATCATCTCGGTGTTTACTCTTCAGTTTATTGACATTAATAAAAGACTAGATATTTTAACTAAGGTTTATAACTCTTTAAATACTAACGGTGCTTTTATATTTTGCGAGAAAGAGATCTGTGAGGATGGGGTAATTCAAGAAGTGTTTACTTTTGCTAATTATACTAATAAGCAAGAAACCTTTTCTGCAAAGGAAATTTTAGATAAGGAGTTTTCCTTAAGAAATATAATGAACTCATTAAATTCTTCTGAGAATATTCTTCTACTTAAAGAAGCGGGATTTAATAAAATAGAACCCTTCTTTCAATCCCTAAATTTTAAAGGATATATATGCAGAAAGTAACTGAAAATATTTTTCCTTTAGAATGGAATTTAACAGATGACCTTAAGGTAAAGAAGCATAATAAAAAAGTCTTTGGAACTTTCGTTTGCGGGGGAGGTTCTACAATGGGTTATAAGTTAGCGGGATTCGATCACTTAGGTGGTGTTGAGTTTACTGAGCATTTTAGTAAGATCTATAAAAAGAATCTAAACCCTAAACATTTTTATTTAGAGGATATTAGAGATTTCAATAAAAGAACTGACTTACCAAAAGAACTATACAATTTAGATATACTAGATGGATCTCCTCCTTGCGCAGCATTTTCTACATCGGGATCTAGAGAAGATATTTGGGGAAAGAAGTCTTTATACGAAGGGATTAAACAAGTAAAGGATGATTTGGTTTATATCTATTCGGATACAATAAAAAAACTAAATCCAAAAGTTTTTCTACTTGAAAATGTAAGCGGGATAATAAAAGGTAATGCAAAGATTTACGTTCTTAATGTTATTAATAGACTATCTGATGACTATGATATACAAGTCTTTTCTTTATTTGCAGCATCTATGGGTTTACCTCAGTTAAGGAATAGAGTATTTATAATAGGATCACGAAAGGATCTTAAGAATAAGAAACTGAATCTAAATTTCGATGTCCCTAAAGTTAATTTTGATGTTACTAAAAAGTATTGGAGTATATTTGAAAACGACATTTCTAAATACTCTTTAGATAAACTTTGGGGTGAAGTTGAAATAGGGTCTAGTCACAAGAAACATTTTAATTTAGTAAAGCCTTCTTTAAATAAGCCTTGTCCTACTATTACCGCTACAACAGGAAATGCGGGTGCTTATAGTGTAGTGCATCCTATCTATAAAAGAAAACTAAATAAAGAAGAGGTTAGGCTATTATCAACATTCCCGAAGGATTATAATTTCTTAGATACTAATCCCGTAACAACGATGGGAAGATCTGTACTACCTTTAATGATGGCAAATATAAGTAATCAAATATATAATCAATGGTTAAAAAATGGACAAAACGGGACACAATAAAAAGGCTGTACTTGAAGCCTTAAGAAAATCATTAGGGGTTGTAACAACTGCTTGTAAAAAAGCGGGAGTTGGAACTTCAACTTTTTATCAATGGGTTAAGACAGATGAGGAATTTGCTGAGCAAGTAGTAAGTGTAGATGATATCGCTTTAGACTTTGTTGAAAGTAAATTGTTTGAAAATATCGATAGTAATAGGACTGCTGAAATAATCTTCTTCCTTAAGACTAGAGGAAAGAAAAGAGGATACGTTGAGAGGCAAGAGATAACAGGAGCGGATGGAATGCCTAGTAATTTTAAAGTAGAAATAATTGATAAGATCGAAGATTCTGAAAACTAATATTGTCTTTAGACATTTAGTAAATAGTCAGAAGAAAATAATAGTTGAGCAAGGTGGAACTAGGAGCGGTAAAACCTACAATATTTTGCTTTGGATTATATTTGAATACTGTTCTAATAATGAAGGGAAGATTATAACGATCTGTAGAAAAACATTCCCTAGTTTAAGAGCAACTGTTTTAAGAGATTTCTTAGAGATACTTAGATCAAACGAGATATACAATGAAGATTACCACAACAAGTCTAATTCTGAATATAACCTATTTGGTAACTTAGTTGAGTTTACTAGCTTAGACCAAAGTCAAAAGATAAGAGGAAGAAAAAGAGACTTGCTTTTTATTAACGAGGCAAACGAATTGTATTGGGAGGATTGGCAACAATTAATTTTTAGAACACAAGAAAGAATAATAATTGATTTTAACCCTAGTGAAGAATATCATTGGCTTTATGATAAAGTTATTACTCGTGATGATTGTGATTTCTTTAAAACTACTTATCTCAATAATCCTTTTCTTGAAGATAGTATTAGACAGGAGATTGAAAGACTTAAGGAGACTGATGAACAGTATTGGCAGATCTACGGATTAGGGGAGAGGTCTTCAAGTAGATCCACTATCTTTAGATATTACGAAGTAGATCAGATTCCTAAAGACGCAGAACTAATATCCTATGGAATGGACTTTGGCTATTCTAACGATCCAACTACATTGATAAGCGTTTATATAGAAGATTTTAATTTGTACGTTAGAGAGCATTTATATAGGACTCAGATGACTACTAATGATATACACAAGTTTTTACTAGATCAACACTTAGAGAATAAACCTATCTATGCCGACTCGGCAGAACCTAGACTTATTGATGAGTTAAGAAGAATGGGTCACAAGATCTTCCCTTCGGTAAAAGGTAAAGACTCCGTTAATGCGGGAATAGACTTACTAAAAAGATATAAGATTAATGTATTAAGTTCATCTACTAATACAATTCAAGAATTTCGTAACTATAAATGGCAAGAGGATAGAACAGGAAAGTTAATTAATACCCCTATTGATAAAAACAATCACCTAATAGACCCTTGCAGATACGCTACCTATTCACTTCTTTCAAAGCCTAATTTCGGGAAATACACAATTAGTTAGACCCTAGTTAGACCCTCAATAGATCCTATTTAGACCCTTAGTCATTTTTGGCAAAGCCCGATAATTTCCAAAATACAAAATAAATTGCAAATAAACTTATAAAACTTTTTTTTTATAACTTTATTCAATTACCTTCACATCAAGATTAATAATTAAACAAACAAAAACAAAATGGAAAATTTAAAAGTAGGACAAAGAATAAGGTTTCAAATTGAAGGAACAAATGATGTATATACTAGAAAAATATATAGCATTTATATACCAAAATTTAATAAATCAATTATTAAATACAATACAAAAGGAATAGATGGAGGTTATGCATCTGAAGGATTTTCAGTTGAACCACACGAAATAATTAAAGTATACTAATTCAATGGGGGGTTAATCACCCCTTTTAACTTAATCAAAACAGATATGAATAATTTTAAAGAAATTGATATAGAGAATTTTTATAGTAAAATTCAAGATGAAGGAGGTTATGATATGGAGTGCATTTGTTGCAACAAAGAAGTTAAAAACGAGAAGTATTTTGTACATCTTTTAACAAATGGTAATATTATAAATACTGATGAAGATCAAGGTATTGATGATCAAGGATTTCATTGGGTAGGATCAGAATGTAAAAAAAGAATACCTAAAGACTTTATTTTTACATTTAACAATTAAATTAAATGGGGGGTAAAACCCCCTTAACTTAAACAAACAAAAAAGAATGATTACACTAAAAAAATACAAGCAAAACTTAAGAATCCACAATAACGAGGTGTGGAGTTATTCTACAAAGGTTGCCTTAATACAAGGAGGTAAATTAGTTCAGTTAGGATATTGGTCAGTCACTACTCAGAAGCACATTAATTATGTAGCAGATTATTACGATCTAGAATTAATAAAAAAATATTGATTAACTTAACCACAAAAAAGATGAAAGATTTATTTACAGATTTAGAATTAAAAGATATCCTTCACGATTTAAAAGTAAAGGAGATCCCAATGGGTGATGATGAGATACATCGAGAGGAGTTATATTGGACTATCGGTTGTATAGAAATTTTTGCAGATGTTATCTGCGTTAGGAAAACTATCCACGATGCCGAAACTTACGAGGAATACGGTTATATGCGAACCGATGATGGCACTTACGAATATTTATTTGAAATAGATGAGATGGCTATCTATTGCGATGACGAAGAGTGTTCAACTTATAGGCAAAGAGATAATGTTATTATTCCTATTCTAAATAATTTAATTAGTATTTATTAAGTTTACCTATGGACTCAGTAACAATGGAACAGATAACCGAAATAAGAGATTTAGAATATTGGAGTAATGCAACACTTTGTTCCGATATACTAAATGAATGGAAGAAGATAAAGCCAAACAATAAAGAAACTTTGGCTATGCTTAAGGCATTAGGAGAAATGCATTTCTATACTGCAAGGTTGAGAGATGATGTAAACAAAAGAGATAAGTATATTACTAAGGTTCAAAAGCAAAGGCTTGAATGGATGCAAAAGTGTTCACACTTAGAAAGGGATTTAAAGATGGCATTATTATAGCATTTTTTTTGTTTGGTTAAAGGGGAGGCAGAAATGTCTCCCTTTTTTTATGCCTTATAAATTATATTAAAAATTTCGTTACTACTATTATGAAAGCAAGTATTAAGATACCTACTCACCTATCAGAAATAACCTTAGACCAATATCAAAGGTTCTTAAAAGTAGAGTCAGAAACTAAAGATGAGTATTCCCTACAATGTAAGATGATTGAGATTTTTTGCAACGTAGAGTATAAAGATGTTCTAAAGATTCAAATATCAGATGCGGATAATATTAGTGAAATACTAAGAGAGATGTTTGCTCAAGAACCCGATTTAGTTCGTTTCTTTAAAATGAACGGAGTTAACTACGGCTTTCATCCGAACCTAGAAGAACTAACACTAGGAGAGTATATTGATCTAGATACTTATATTGGTAATTGGGACAATATGAGTTTAGCAATGAACGTCCTTTATAGACCCGTTAAGCAACGCTCAGCGAATAAATACTTAATAGAGGAGTATAACCCTCTTAATAAAGATTCAATGGCTTATATGCCCTTAGATGCGGTCATCAGTTCTATTTTTTTTTTGTTTCTTTTAGGGAAGGATCTATCACTTCACGTTACGAGTCCCTCTTCGAAGGATCATCAGAAACTACATCAATCGCATCGGGATTCTCCCAAAAGTGGGGGTGGTATGGCTCAGTCTATACACTCGCTGAAGGAGATATTACAAGATTTGAAGATATCACAAAATTAAATTTACACGAATGCTTAACAATGCTATCCTTTATTAAAGAAAAAAGCGAAGTAGAAACTCAACAAATAAGAAATAAAAAGAAATGAGCAACCAAGGAATAAGAGGATACTATCAGTTGACCGAAACGATAAAGGATAATTTACTTTCTGATATTAATACTAAAACCGTTACTCAAGGTAACTTAGATGACATCAATTTAGAGAAGCAAGATATTTTTCCTTTAGCGCATTTAATGGTAAATCAAGTAAGTCAAGAAGATGGTGTTTTACGTTTTAGTATAAGCATACTAAATATGGATATTGTTGATCAAAGTAAGGAGGAGACAACGGATCTATTTCGAGGAAATAATAATCTTCAAGATATATTAAACACTCAGCTTTCGGTTTCTAATAAATTAATTCAAGTTCTTAGGGGAGGAGACTTACATCAAGATAAATATCAGCTTGATGGAAACGCTACACTTGAACCTTTTTACGATAGATTCGAAAATGAATTAGCGGGATGGACATCAACTTTTGACGTTCTTATTTATAACGATATTCGATACTGCTAATGAATTTAATTAAAACAAGTGAGGCTTTAGAGAAGTTTGGTAAATACGTTGTTCAGCAGAGCAAGAGTAATCTAACTAGACAAAAGAAGGGAGGAGGATCTTTATACAATTCTATTAAGGATGATCTAGATGAGGAGCAGAATGCTTTCTTATTAGACTTTATGATGGAGAGTTACGGAGAATTTGTTGATAAGGGAGTTAGAGGAAAGAACCCAAACTCATTACCTAAAAATTCTAAATGGAAAGGAATTCAGAAAGGAAAGAATAGTCCTTATAAATTCGGATCTATGAAGAGTAGAGGATTAAGGAAAGCTATTAATAAATGGACGGTTAAAAAAAACATTAAAGGGATAAGAGATAAAAAGACAGGCAGATTTTTACCTAGAAAAACAACTCAATTTTTAATTACAAGAAGTATATATTTAGCGGGTATTACTCCAAGTATGTTCTTTACTAAACCCTTTGAGAAAGCCTTTAAAAATTTACCTAACGAAGTAATAAATGCCTTTGCGATAGATGTAGAAAATTCTATTGTATTAGGAGTAAAAAAATAATTATGGCAAACATTTTATTGAGATCACCAAGATTAGAAACCGTTACTGTTGCAAGTGGAATAAATAGTGTTGGAATAGAATTAAGTATTGATGGAACACTTAGATACAACATTATAAAAAACGGAACTGTTGGAACTGTATTAACTTTTGAAATATCTGAATTAGTAAGAGATTATTTAAACATTACTTTTAATGGAACGCATACCGCACAAACAGTAGATATTAGTTTTTTATATAGATCTTATAGTGGGCAAAATGGAACGGGTAGCAGTTCCGCATCAAGTGCAACAACCCACAAAGGATTTGATGGATACGGTACTTTTATGCAAGGAGTAAACCCAACAGTAAGTACTTATGAATGGTTAATCGAAAAGGATGTTATTAAGGATGGTTATTACTTTTATGCTCCTATTGGAGTATCGGGTGTTGTTCCTGTTTCAACAAATAGTGTTTTATCTTACACAGGGTTTGATGCAAGTAGTCCTCAAACAATTACTTTAGCTACACCAAGCGGTAATGTTTTAGTTAATATTATTAGAGTTAATTGCAGTAAGTATGGAGATGGAAATAAGATAACGTTTGTAAATAAATACGGAGCGTTACAGGACTTGTGGTTCTTTTTAAAAAGTGTAAAAACAACGACCTCCACAAAGGAAACTTATAACGCTAATACAATAACCTTAAATGGAAGTTCTCCAACTTATTCTGTAAACTCACCAACTAAATCAGTCTTTAATAAATCAGCAAATCAAAAAATAGTTTTAAGTAGTGGGTATTATCCCGAGGGTGCTAATCCTTTCTTTGAAGACTTAATGTTAAGTAAACAAATTTGGCTAACACAACCCGATCCCTACGATCCATCAATAGAGCAAGTAGTTCCTGTAATTATTAATACAAGTTCATTCACTTATAAGACTAGCTTGAATGATAAGTTGATTGATTATACAATGGAGTTTGATATGGCTTTTGATTATATAAACAATGTTCGGTAATGCAGAAAGTTCAGATTTATGTTGGTTCTACTAGACTTGATTTATTCAAAGATGAAACAATTAAACTCACTCAATCTTTAAAAAATATAAATAAGGTTGACAAAATTTTTACAGAATTTACTCAAACATTCTCAGTCCCTGCTAGTTCAACAAATAATATTCTATTTGAGCATTACTATAATTTTAATATAGTAGGAGGGTTTGATGCTAGAAGAAAACAACCTGCATCAATTGAGTTAAATTATATTCCATTTAAAACAGGGTTAATGCGTTTAGATGGTGTTGATTTAAAAGATAATAAAGCCTATGCTTATAGAATTACTTTTTTTGGTGAGACTGTAAACCTTAAGGATTTACTAGGAACTAATCAAATTGATTCATTAGATTTAGATACTTACAATACAACGTACGAACCAACCACAGTACTAGCAGCAATGTCTGTTGATCCCGAAACTGAAGATTTAGTTGTTCCTTTAATTAGCCATACGAATCCTATTTTTTATGATAGTAGTTCTCCTATTGTTTCGGGAACCAATAATATGTATTATCAATTAAATTCGGGTGCAGGTGTTTTTTATTCAGATTTAAAATATGCTTTAAGAGTAGCTAAAATTATAGATGCAATATCAACAGATTACTTAGTTCCTGCAGGTTTAAGTTTTTCTGATGACTTTTTTAATTCAGATAATAAAGCCTACTACGGTTTGTTTCTTTGGTTACACCGAAAAAGCGGAAGCGTAGGCATAGGAACAGAAGGAGCAAATCAATTGTCTTTACCGATATCAACTTGGACACCTACAAGCGGAACAACAATAAGCAACAACGGAACAACGATTCAAATTCTTAGTCAGTACTCATCTCCCCCTAATAACGTAATAACAAAGTTTGATGTTTACATTGTGCCAACTGACCTAAACAAAGAATGGACATTAACAATAAATAGATCGGGTTCTCAATTTTACTCATCGGGAATTGTTACAGGCTCTTTGTCACTTACAATTACTGATTTTAATTTCCTTGCTCCTTTAGGTTACACTTTTGTTTTAGGTTCAACAGAACAAGTTGTATTCTCAACTGCAACCTTAGAAATGGGAGGTAATTATTTTGATGGTAATAATCAAGTATATTGGACAGATAATTTTAGTGCTACGGCAAGTGGAAATATTACAATACCTCTTGCAGTTCCTTTTATTATAAATGAGCAAATACCCGAAATGAAAATCATTGATTTCCTTACAGGGATATTTAAAATGTTCAATTTAGTTGCTTACTATGAGGATTCTAAAATAGTTGTTAAAACCTACGATGATTATTTTACAAGTTTAGACACAGGATTATGGAATTTACAAACATCAGAATGGCAAGATGAATTAAGGGATTGGAATGAGATAGGAGGCACTACATCAAATGAATACTCTATTGATGAGTTTTTAGATACTCGTTCTAGTAAAGTAGATGTTGCCTTACCTTATAAACAAATTAATTTCCTATACGAAGGAACAGGAACTTTGTTAGCTAAAAAATACAATCAGTTAAATAATGTTGGATGGGGTGAAATCCGTTACACTTTAGATGGACAAATATACGATGCTCCATCAGATGTTTATGATGTTAAAATACCTTTTGAGCATATGCAAATGGAAAGGTTAAATGATTTAAACACTAGTGCATCTAATTCTCAAACCAATATAATGTATGGCATTTCTGTAAATGAAAATGTTCAACCTTATATAGGTAAACCTTTACTGTTTTACCCAATAAAACAATCTCAAGCATTTGGATCAGCAACATACGTTTCTGTAAGACCAACACTAAACACAAACCAAACAAAAACTAATGTAATAGTTCCCTCAAATAGTGTTTCACTTAATCCAAATGTTAGTGTTGAAAACATAAACTTTCAAAATGAAATAAATGAATGGACATTAAACAGTGACTTTTCCAATAGTTTATTTGAAGGCTATTACAATACTTTTATTTCTGAATCATTTAACATTAAAAGAAGATTCATTAAAGTGAAGGCATACTTACCTTTAAATATTTTATACAATTTAAAGTTGAATAACGTAATAGAAGCAAACAATGAAAGGTATAAAATAAACTCTATGTCTACTAATTTCCAAACAGGAGAAACGAGTTTCGAATTAATAAATGTGTTATGATAAAGATGATAATTAAAATGCTAGAAGAAGTTGATGGGGATGCAGAGGATATAAGAATAGCACAAGGAAAATACAAGTTACCAACTACCCTAAAGGAAGGGTTTAAAGTTCTTAAAAAAGAAATAAAATGGCTCAAGTAAAACAAATAACAATAAAAGCAAATACCGAAGGGGCAGTTAAGGATGTAAAAAAACTTAACAAAGAGGTAGAGGATACAAGTAAAAAAGGCAAGAAAGCAGGAACAGGATTAAGGAATGCTTTTAAAGGATTTGGTGATGCAGTAACAGGAGCTATTCCGATGCTAGGAAGATTGAAAGCAGCAATGATTAGCACAGGGGTAGGTGCTTTGGTTGTGGCTTTTGGTTCTTTAGTTGCTTTATTTAAGTCAGCAGCAGAATTAGGTGCTAGTTTTCAAAAATCTTTATCGGGTTTAAAAGCAGTATCGGGTGCTACTGCAGAGGAAATAACAATACTATCTAACCAAGCTAAAGAATTAGGTGAGTCAACTGCTTATACTGCAGTTCAAGTTGTAGCCTTGCAAACAGAATTGGCAAAGCTAGGTTTTAGTGTTAGAGATATT